CCAGAAAAAGCTTCTGTGATAGATGCCCAACTGGACTGTGGGAAAACCCTGTCTACGTCCACACCACGGGCTGCAAAATATGCCTTCATCTCCTCCCGCTCTTTTGCAGGGAGGTCCTTGACACAGTCCATAGTGCGATGCATTTCACGCATTTCGCCATTCTTGGCCATAATAGCCAAGGTTTCCTTGACGAATGCCCAACAGCCAAACAATGTTCCAACTGTTAGGATCATGTGCATCATACCCTTCAGCCACGTTGGTGTGTGAGACTCAACAAACTTCTTCAAGTAGACACCAGTAACAACAAGCAACAACATCCGAATCGTACGGTTTACTTGTTCATTCCCCATAGAGAGGATGTGATTCAAAGTAACCTTGTTGCCGTTAGCAATGTCCTTGAAACGCTCCATAATGTTCTGAGCCAAATTCTGGGCCCAAGTTTGGGTCTCTTCATCAGTTCCCACGCGGAACCTTCCGTTGAAAAGACCCTCATAATCGAACAAAGCGTTCATCGGATTCTTGCTCTCTTCCGCTCGGGCACGTCGCTCTGCAATCATGCGAAGACGCTCCTCACGCGTACTCTTTGGAGCAAGAGGAAACTTGTGTTTGGGTGTGCGGAACTTCGACTTATCAATGTTCACAACACCCTCACAATGTCTCGCTTGCTGTGCAATCGAAACAGGATCACGCTCCTTCTTCAAAGGCGCGTCACGCTGCTTCTTTGCACGCGAATAAGTCTTGCGGCGGATCTGTAATGGCGCTGGTGCGCCAAGCTCAATGGCTTCTGTGCTCCGCTCGCAAGGAATAAGATTATCGAACTCCTCAATGAGTTCAGTGACGGTTTTCTGAGTGGCGAGCTCAGAAGGGCACTCGTAAGTGTCCTTTGCGCAAGTGCTCATGATGAATCAAAAGTACTTGCCATAATATCCCAAATCGCATGGGACTGCGAATGTCGTAACGCTCGCTCCATCTTCCGTGGAGACCGTAACTGTCTTTCCAAGTTGTCAACTGCCTTTGGCAGCCGTCATACAAAGGTTCTATTAACCACATGAACCAATGTAATAAAATGTGGGTTCTTCTAGGTATTCTTACTTTTATAGGCTAAACCTAGGAAGGCCTAAATATTTAGAGCATAATTGCTTCACAAACACTCAAAATTTCAATAACCTCTAAAACGTGTCAACTGATAGAGGCTGTTAGTGCATCAATACACAATGTGAGCGCCACTCACAAAGGCGTAAAACCACTAGACGTGTCGCTTGTTAGCTTTACAAGCACAGGTTCGTCGTCTATTACTCTGATTGTCAGGGGACGACTAACGCCTCAATACAAATCGGTGCATGGAAAATCTCCAGTAACTTTATCCAACTCGTATTAATGGTTTACTATTGTATAGCGCAACAAGGCGCGAGCACAAATAGCAAAGCTCTTGATTTCAACCCCAAAGTAGGGGTAGGTTCTAATTGTTAAAGCGCAACTAATGGCGCGAGTACAATTAATAAAACTCATGATTTTAACCCTAAAGTAAGGGTAATGAAGATTGGGTTGACTATTCTTAGTCAGCGAGAAACAATAAATATGTGTACATCTCCAGGCGTTTCCATATAATAAATAGGTTACGAAAACCTAAGTATTTATGGACAACTCAAGGACATGGGGGGTCGAAAGACC